TGTCGCAAGAGACTCGAACTTCGTTCGAAGCGAACGTCTCGCTGTTTAATCGCGTTGCCCGTGCCACGACCGGCCTCAACCTCAACTACCAGCAGTTGATCGACACGACGCGAACCGTGTCGCAACTCATCAAGATCAGCGGCGCGACCACGCAGGAATCGACGGGCGCTCTCATTCAATTCTCGCAGGCCCTCGCGTCCAACCGACTGTCCGGCGACGAACTGCGTACCGTGCTTGAACAGTTGCCGCGACTCGCGGACGTGATCGGCAAGGAGTTCGGAATCTCCGGCGCTTCACTGCGCGCCCTGGCGAACTCGAACCCCGGCATCATCACGACTGAGAAGATCATGCGTGCCCTGGCGAACGCCGGAGCCGAGACCGGTAAAGAGTTTGAGAAGGTTGTGCCGACCATCTCGGACGGCTTCACCCTTGTGAACAATGCTCTCACGCTGTTCATCGGGCGCGTAAACCAAGCTGGCGGTATCGGCGCGTTCCTGTTCGAAGTCCTCGCGAAGATCGCGGAGAACATCGACCTCATTGTCGTCGGGCTTACGGTGCTCGCCGCCTTGACGGTTTTCAACTTCCTTGCCAGCCAAGTCGTGGCCTTCGCCACAGCGACCGGCACCGCCCTCGGCGTGGTCCTCCGGCTCGTGAACTTCCTCACGTTCAGCATCGCCACCCTCACGCGCGGGCTTATCCTGCTGGGGACGGCGTTCCTGACGAACCCGTTCTTCCTTGCTGCGACGCTTATCGTCGGCGCTATCGTAACGGCATTCTTCGTTCTCGGCGGCACCATCGAAGACGTGACGAAATCTTTCGGCGGTCTCAAGAACGCGGCTAACGTAGTCCTGGCGGGTCTCATGACCTTTGTCGAGATCGTGTTCACGCGGTTCGACCTGTTGGGCAAGGCCATCATCGAGCCCTTCGTTGACGCCTTCGACATTCTCGGCAAGCTCCTCGGCGAGTTCCTGGACTTCATGTCCCGTGCGCTGAAAACCGTCAGCTTCGGGGCTATCGACCTCGGCGAGTGGGACGTTCAGATCAACACCGCGACCAACTTCGCGTCCGGTGCAGGTGCAGAACTCGGTAAGGCTCTGTCCGAGAGCTACCAGAAGAACCTCGCTCTCGATCCGGTCGGTTCGCTCGTTAAATTCGGTAAAGACGGGCTCGCCGCTCTGCGTAAGCTGTTGACCGGTGGCCAGATCGACAACAGCGTGCTCCAGAATAAGCCGCCTGCGGGGCTGCCGGGGGCCGAGCTTGACACGGGCGCAGATAAGCGCGCACAGCTTTTGCAGCAACTTGAGAATTTCCTTGCGCGCATCAGTCCGAAGTTCGACATCAGTTCCAAGTTGCTCAAATTGCGCACTCTGTTTGAGGAGGCCCTTGATGCTGGCGTGCCGGTGGCCGAGTTGTTCGCTCGTATCGGCGGGTTCCCCGAGGCTCTCAAGCGTGTGGAGCGCGAAGAACTCGGCGTTGGCAACGCGACAGCGTACTACACTGAGCGCGTGGACTTGTTGAACGACGCTCTCAAGCGCAACATCATCAATCAAGCTGAGGCCACGGAGGCACTTCGCAAGAACCGCATGGAGTTCCTTGAATCTCAGCGCGACATCGCCAGCGGAATCGAACTCGCCCAGCTTAAGAAGGCGGACACGTTGTCTAACAAACAAGCCATCGCGACCGATGTAGTTGGGGACGCCCTCAAGGAGCGCACCGCGTTGGAGACGTTGACGATCCAGGTGGAGGCCCTCAACGAGGCGAAGCGCCAAGGCGTCATCACGAATGAGGAGTTCACCAACTCCATGCGTGAGTCCCAGCTTGCAGCCCTGGCCGGACAGAAGGACGCCCTCAGCGGCTTCCAGCGTGGCATCCTGCTGGTTCAGAAGGACCTCGCCGACGTAGCGTCGAAGGTGGCCGATATTGTCGTGGGGTCGTTCAAGAAGCTCGAAGACGCGCTCACGTCGTTCGTAACGACCGGAAAGCTCGACCTCGGCGACCTGTTCAACTTCATCTATGAGTCTCTTATCCGGCTCGCCATTCAGCAAAGCATCATCAAGCCGCTCTCTGACTTCCTCGGCGCTGGCGCTGGAACGGCAGGCGGAGGTGTGGGCGGTGGAGGATTCGATTTCGGCGCTCTCCTCTCGTCGGTCGGCTCGGCGCTGTTTGGCGCAGCGAACGGCGCACAGTTCATGGTAGGCGGCGCAGGCGGCACGGACAGCCAGCTTGTCGCGTTCCGTGCATCGCCGAATGAGCGCGTCACGGTGGAGACTCCGGAACAACGCAATCGCGGAGAGGCTACCCAGCAGAACATCAGCATGACGTTCAACATCAACGGGGTCACGGACTACGATAGCTTCCAGCGGTCGGAGGACCAAATCTACACTCGTGCCGCAGCGCGCCTCCAGCGTGCCGCAGCGCGCAACGGGTAAGGTGAGCCATGAGCTTTCACAATGTACGACTTCCGGAAGACATCGAGAAGGGCGCAGAGGGCGGACCCGGCTTCAACACGACCGTGCTCAAGCTCTCATCCGGCTACGAGCGCCGTAACATCAACTGGGAGCGCGAGCTTGGCGAGTGGGACATTGCCTACGGCATCCAGCACAAGGAAGACCTCGACGCGGTTATGAACTTCTTCTACGTGCGGCGCGGCAAGGCATACGGATTCCGTTTCAAGGACTGGTCGGACTTCGAGATCGGAGCAACCGGAAGCCCGCACACCATCGCGACCGGCGACGGGGCTACGGCGGCGCATCAGGTTTACAAGACCTACACCGATGCGGGCGGCACGTTCCAGCGCAAGATCACTCGCCTCGATCCCGATTTCCCTATCCAGGTGTACGTGGACGGCGTTCTGAAGACGCTCACCACGCACTACACCGTGGACTACGACACAGGAATCATCACCTTCACAGGCGGCAACATCCCTACTCTCGGCCAAGTGATCGCGGTTATCGCGTGGTTCGACGTGCCGGTGCGCTTCGACATCGACAAGCTGCGCGTCCGCATGGAGTGGGAGGACGCGATGGAGATTCCGAACATCCCCATCGTAGGCATCAAGGAGTAACTTATGCCGAAAACTATTTCCGTAGGGCTCGATTCGCATCTTCAGGGAATCGTAACCACGTTGGCACGGTGCTGGAAGATCACGCGCCGCGACCAGACGGAGTTTTTCTTCACCGACCACGACGTTGCGATTGAGTTCCCGGTAGGCAGCGGCGACATCTACATCGCGTGGGGCGGGTTCAATTCCACCGCCGTCGCGAACAACGCATCGCTAAACGTGGACAATCTCACCGCCTCCGGGTTCTTCGACGACGCCACCATCACCGACGAGGACATCAAGGCGGGCCTGTTCGACTATGCTGAGGTCCGGCTGTTCGTCGTGAACTGGGCCGATCTCTCGCAGAACGAGCTTAAGATGCGCCGTGGCTGGCTGGGCGAAATCGTGACTTCGCCGTCCGGCATGTTCAAGACCGAGCTTCGCGGCATGACCCAGGTCCTCGCGCAGACGATCATCGAACTGTTCGGGCCGGAGTGCCGCGCCGACCTTGGTGACTCTCGCTGCAAGATTCCCATTGACCCGGCTGTGCGGTTGAACGCCACCGTGTACGAGGAGGGCGACTTCATCAAGGTTGCTACCGCCGCAGGTACCGACTACTCTGTGTATGAGAACGTGATCTACGTCGCGCTCAACGACGGGACCACGGCGGGTTCGCCACCGGCATTCGATACGACGCCGGGTAACACGACACAGGACGGCGGCGTGGCCGCGACCGGAACGCTTACGCTCACCGGCAATGCCGCGAACACGAACACCGTCACGACCGGAGATAAAGTTTACACTTTCCAAACGGTTCTCACGGACGTGGACGGGAACGTCCTCATCGGCGCTACGGCGAGCGACAGCATCGACAATCTCATCGCGGCCATCAACCTCGGCGCGGGCTCCGGCACGGTGTACGCGGCTTCCACGACGGCTAACGGCTACGTGAGCGCGGCGGCTGGCGCTGGTGACACCATGGACGTTACGGCCCTCGTCTCCGGGGACGCTGGCAACGACATCGCCACAACGGACAACAATGCGAACATGGCCTGGGGCGGCGCATCACTTAGCGGCGGCATCAGCGGCGTTCTGTGGGAGGCCGTGACGGCATGGTCGCGCGATTTCGAAGTGGCGACGGTCACGGACCGTTTGGAGTTCACGATCACAGTAACGGAGCCCCGCGCGGTGGACGGCTGGTTCGACGGCGGCGTGGTCGTGTTTGATGGTACCAGCGACAATGCAGGCCGTGCTTTCGAGATCAAAACCTGGGACCAAAGCAGCGGGCAAGTCGTCCTGTTCCTGCCGGTTGGCTTTGACATCCAAGTAGGCGATACTGGGCACATCTACCCAGGGTGCGACAAACGAATGGTCACATGCCGGGACAAGTTCAATAACATCCTCAACCGTCGCGCCGAGGACTACCTGCCTGGACGTGACGGGGCCTTGGAGACCCCGAATGCCCACTAGAGACGAGTTCATCGCGCAGGCACGCACGCACATCGGGACGCCCTTCAAGCATCAGGGGCGTTTGCCCGGTATTGCGCTCGACTGCGTAGGGCATCTCGTGCTCGCCCTGAGCGCCATTGGCGTGCCGGTCGTGGACACGAAGAACTACCGCCGTCACGCCGACTGGCCGGTGTTCATGGCGAAGCTGCGCGACCACGGCGAGTTCATCGGCGCGAGCCGTGAAGCCGTGCGGCCCGGCTGCATCCTCGCGCTCAAGGACGGCAAGTACCAGACGCACTGCGCCATCGCCGCGTTCAAGAACGGCGAGATGACGATCATCCACGCCTATGAGCCCTACGGCAAGACTGTCGAGGAGCGCTTGACCTCCGCGCATAACGTGAAAGCCGTCTTCTGGCCGAACGGAGTGACCGATGGGTAAAATTGCGGTCACCATCATCGGCACTGTTGTCGGCGCGTACTTCGGCTATCCGCAACTCGGATTCTTGCTTGGGTCGCTCGTCGGCACGCTTGCGTTCCCGGACAAGGGTCCGAACATGAGCGGGCCTCGCCTCGACAATCTCATGGTCACGTCTTCGACGTATGGCCAGCCGATTCCGATTGTCTACGGTACGTTCCGCCTTGCGGGCAACATGATCTGGTCTAATGGAATCCGCGAAGTTGTCAGCAACGAAAGTGCGGGCGGCAAGGGAGGCGGCGGAGCCACGATTACGAATTACTCCTACCGGTGGTCAGGCGCAATCGCAATCTGTTCTGCACCTGTGACAGGCATCGGCGGGCTTCTGCGTATTTGGGCGGACAGCAAAGTCGTGTACGATGCAACTGGCGCATCGCCCATCATGAATAAGGATGGGTTCGTCTTCCGCATGTACCTCGGCGATGAGGAGCAGATGCCGGACCCGGCGTGGGAAGCCGCTGTCGGCGCGGGCAACCTCAGCGCCAATCGCGGCATCGCGTACATTGTGTTCGACGACATCCCGCTGCAAGACTATGGCAACCGCATCCCGAACTTCACTTTCGAAGTCGCGGGCACCGGAGCGATTCCGGACACGACAACTGCGGATGCGGTCGCGAACATCGACACCTCTATCAGCCAGGGGCTCACGAACATTCTCATCCCGGACTGGGACCATAATGTGTTCTACCGGTTCCACCAGACGGACGGCATCCGAGTTTACAACATTTCGGACCGGCAAGAGATTCGTCGCGCGTCTGCGGATGAGGTCCTTGAACCGGATGCAGACTTCAGCCTCTCGTTCGGAGGTGCGGTGACCGTGGACAGCGCGGGCATGATCTACGCTGCGCTGTCCTTCCCCAGCAACAGCCGCCCCATCGCGGTTATCAGCGGAAGCACTCTCCGCGAGATTGACCGTGCTACTCCGGGCAACGTCAACGGCCTCGATCCATCGGTAGACATGCCCGCTGCAAGTATCCTCTGCGTCTCCGAAGTGGCGACTCTTCTCGGACCCGCGCGGTGGCTGACTTCCTCCACGTTCCAGGGGGACTTGCAGTTCTTCGCGGCCTACCCGAATCCGCTCACGTTCATCGGGTACAAGGCTATGGACCATGCCGACACTTTGGTGGTCGGCGGAAACCCGGAAGGCACGGGAGCCGTGGTATACGCGGCCACTTTCGACACCAGCGAAATCCAAATCCACAAGGTCATCATCCAG